TAAAAAATCCAACAAACATACTGATCATTCCAGCATTACGATTGTGCTTTCTTATAGCAGCATCAATCATCTCCTGCACTTCTTCTTTTGTTACTGTCTCTGGAGGATCAATTTTTTGTCCTTGCCAAATCCAATTCTTAGGAGACATCTTCGTTCTCCCAGAAGTCTGCCCAATCAGCAGGGGAGTCCGTAACATCTTCCCACCCTGGTTCATAGAGTGGGCATGGTTCTTCCATCATGGTGTCAATTTTCATTCTCGATACCCTGTTGTATAATAATTGATAGTCTTTATCCTGTGGATAATCGTTACCAGTCATCTTCTTCTTCGTCTTCGTCGTAAAACTCGTATGGTCCGTGTTGCATTTTCTTCAGTTTTTCAGTCTCAGCACGAAACGATGCAGTCTCTGTAATCCAGATAGCAAGTTTCATCACAATGAAGATCACCGCAAGGGGTGATAGGCACAATAGTAAAACTAGAGAAGGATTCATGATGAGTATTCTTGTAGAATATCTAGAACCATATTGAGACTGTGATGAGCACCGTTTAGCCACTCTTCACTTGCACCGTTGTACTTGCCTTCATATAGGTCCGTTTTCAGTTTAAGCACCCTGGCGTCGATGTCAACCTTCTGCATTCGTCCTCTTGGCATAAAGTTACCGCAAGTTATAATTCTATTTAAGCATAAAAAAAGGGACCCCGCAGGGTCCCTGTGTTGATATCGTAACCGTATCACATGAGGTTCTGAACGAGAACACGTCTGTAATACTGGTTGCGGGATGCAGTAAGTGTTTCTGCATCAGGGGTGCCGTTGCTCTGAACGACGAATGGGTTTGCAACCATACCGTAGCGGGTCTTAAAGCCAATCTTAGGCTGGAAGGTGCTAGGATCGATGCTGCGTAGCATCTGGAGGGGTACGTATGGGCAGTAGAAGAGTCCAGCATCATAAGGGGAAGAACCCTTATAACCAACTACGTAGTAGTGGCTGTTGGAGACGTTAGCGGAATAAGGATCAACATAGACCTTGATTCTGCCGTTCATGGTGCCGACGAGGAGGTTTCCAGTGTCATCAACTTCACCGATGGAAGGACCACCAGCGCCAGTTAGACCAGAGGAATAGTCGAGGGTGCCAGACATAGCGAGTGCGGAAGCAACATCAGCAGAAGTGATGATGAAGTTGCCCTTTCCTCTACGAGTCTGCTGCGCGATTGCGTTAGCATCTCTTTCGATCTGGAACATGAGTCCCTTGAACTTCTCAACCGACCAACGACCGTTGGAGTCAACGTCGAGGTCAAACTTACCAGCAGCAGCAACGTTGTTCTGAGCACCAGGCTTAGCAACGGTGTAGACGGTACGGACGACTTCGCGGTTGATTTCAGCAAGGATCTCGCTGGAAAGAAGATTAGCAAGTTCCTGCTCAGCATCAAGACCGTGGATTGCCTTAAGGTCTTGTGCTAGTTCCAAAGTGTACTCAGCTTTGAGTGCTCTGGTGTTAGCAGTAACAGCAGTCTTCTCGATGCTGAAGCTCATTTCGTTGAATAGGGTTGCACCCGATCCTAGAGTTTCAGCGTCTTCTCTTGCAATACCTCTGAGTCCACGCTCATAGGTGCCACCGTCGTTAAGGAGACCAGGGTTAGCATCGGTGGTGCCACCGTCGCCAAGTGGGTTAACGTCGTCGGTTCCGAGAGGTGTGTTGTCGTATGCACCAGGACCTGCAGAAGATGCAGAGAAGTTCGCATCGGGCTCGTTGTAGAGTGCCTCAGCGCCTGCACGTAGTGCTCTGCTGTCATCCTGATAGTGGGACTTCATTGCGAAGATTAGACCAGTAGGACCAGACATAGGCTGGACACCACAGATGTCGTATGCAACGAGGTTAGGCATTGCACGACGGATTAGGCTGATCATTACAGGGTCGAAACCTGCAAGTCCACCAGTCTTGGTGGTTAGACCAGAACCCGAGAGTGCGTCGCCGCTGATAGCACCAACAGTGTTGGATGCCTCGGTGATCATACCGCGATCTTCACGCATCGCGTTTTCGGTATTTTCTAACAGTACAGCGGTAACAGCCTTTCTATAGGAGTCTTTGATGGAGCCAGCGCCCTCATGACCTAGAACAGGTGCCCACTTTTCTGTTAGAGCTTGTGCGTTAAACATTTTTTGCTCCGTTGAAAAATTGGGGTTAATTTAATATCAGTTAGACCAGCGGTCAAGTGCCTTCATGTATGCTGCAATTGCAGGCGATACTTCTTCAGCACCCTCAACTGGGGTTTCATCAGCAACCTCGCTTTGAGGTGCAGCTGCTTCTTTGAAGTAAGACTCTTTGATGGTAGTAACCTTCTTGGAGAACTCTTCCTCAGAAACAAACTCTAGACCCTCTGCGAGTGCAGCGAGTTTTTCTTTTTGAGTATCTGCGAGTCCTTCCGAAACAGTGTTCAGAACGTTTGTTTTTGCAGTCTCATTAAGACGATTTTGTAGTTTCACATTTGCTTTGACCTGTTCGTCAAGGCGCTCTTCCATTTCACGAATAGAATCTGCCATACCCTCTACCACGTCAACTTTGTCGTCGGGGATAGAGATGTAGTGCTCTTCAAAGAGATTCTTCAGACCTGCAATGAAGTCTTCAGTGATCTCATTTCTGATGCCACGATCAACAGCTACTTGGTTTTCTTCTAGCCATTGTGTGACTGCGTAGTTCACAGTTCCGTTAACTTCCTCAGAGAGTTCTGCCTTAGCAGATTCAAGTTGCTTCTCTAGTTCGTTACCGAAGTGTTCTACAAGCTTGTCATACTCTTCGGAGATCTTTGCTTTGACTGCTGCCTCAAAGATAGTCTTTGCTTTCTCTGCAAATTCTTCGGAGAGTTCTGTTCCCTCAAGAAGAGCTTTAACATCGTCAGAAATGTCAAGATCTTCAAATGCGGGTTTGATAGGATAAGATACGTCGGGACCAACGCTGGTTGCATATGCTGCATCCGCGCCAACTGTAGGCATAGGATCTTTGCCAGGTTTGCCAGCGGTTGAGGTTTCGCTGCTGTCTTGTGAGACAGGTGCTGCTGCCTTAGCGCCAGGGTTTTCTTCGCCTTCTTCCTTATTGGAATGAAGGGGTTCAGACTGGGAACCACCAAGATCAGTCTGGGACTGATTGGGGGCAACCGATGTAGGAACAGTAGGCATTGGGTCTTTGCCACCGCCGCGCTGTTGTGGATCACCCGAAACTGCTGCGGGATCTGAACCTGTACCAGGAATTACTGAAGCAGTTACACGAGGCATGGGATCCTGTGCTCCCGCTTCCATAACGATTTCCTGCTCGCCCAGAAACTCCTCAAACTTTTCGTTTAACATGTCTGACATTTTGAGTCCTTCCGTAAATCTTATGATTATCTATTGTTTATTTATTAAATTACAAACCTGCGAGGAAGTTTTGGAACACTTCAAGCGTTCTCTCCTCTAGGTTTTGGCGAGTAGACTCGCTCATGTAACGTTGATATTTAGCAACCTTGGACTCCTTAAGGATTCCATTATCCCAGACCCACTCTTTGCCTTCCATGATTCCGTTGACGAAAGCATCTGGGGCAGAAGGATCTGCAACGATGTCTGCTGCGGTTGCTAGCATAAAGTCATCCATGACATACGCGGTGTCTTCACGTCTGTCAATACTTCCCATTCCGCGTGAGGATACACCAAGTTGCACACCTTCACCTAGGAGAGATTTTGCAATCTTACACATGGGAGTATCTAGGACTTGAGCTTTGCCCATAAAGTTATTACCTTCTGATCTAAGTTCGGTAATTCTGTGGGAAACTCTATCCAAGTTGACAGTAGGACCATCAGGATGACCCAACTCGCCAAGAGCACGCTTAGTTTTAACATACTCTTCGTTGTAACGGTTTACTTCTCTTTCCAAAACTTGGAAAGGATATACACGACCATTTCTATTCTTCAGTTCTGACTGAAGAAAGACACCTTCAATGTACAATTTTTTGTCAACACCAGTTCCTTCGGTGATGACTTGTACATCTTCAATCTGTTCCGTTATCAGTTTCATTGGTTTCCGCTTCTACTGGTTCATCAAAGTAGGTGTTGGCAACTGTCTGCTTGTAAGAAGACAGTGAGTCTGATGCTTTTGCATAAAGCAAATCTTGGATTGCATCAATTGCTTTTGCCCTTTCGTTGTCTGCGATAGCAGATACGATGTTCACGACTTCCGATTCAGGATTAACCTGATCCATTGTATTATCCATGACGTTATTCTTTATTTAGTATCTGTAGAAGGTTTAGGTTGCGCTTTTGCCATTTGTAGTTGACGTTGATGTGCAATTTCGGAGTCTTCTTGACCCCTAGTTTGCGCATCATCCGCCTGTTGCGCTTGAATTTCAGGAGCGAAAGCTTGGTTCTGGCGATCCATCATGTCAAACGTATTAACATCAGCAGGATTCATTGCAAGACCAGAGTCAATCTCTCCGCGCATTTGTTTGTCAATCTCTTTGTACTCTTTCTCGTTCTGATTTAGAACTTGACGACGAATATATTCAATAGAGAAATACTTACCAACAAAGGGATCCATTTGAGTTGCAAGGTTGATGCGTTGCATTAGCATCTCTTGTTCTTTCAACTCATTGAAATGATTGTCAAACAGGAAGTCATATTGAATATGCTCTTTCATATCATCCCAATCTTCAGGAGAGATTACTCCTTTGAGGATGAGTTGAGTTTTAAGGATGTCGTGGAAGAGTTCTCCAAAACGCTTACGGAGAC